GATCTTCATGAACGCGTCTTTGAGCCCTTCAGCGAGGCAGCGGGCGATAAGTTCGGTCTTGAGAGAGGCTGCCGCCATGCCGGCCAACTGGCCGCCTTTGGTGACGTTCTGCAGGGCTTCGGCATCCACTCCGACTGTGTCCTTGCCGACGCCGGTCCGCATCTCGCGCCAGCTATCGACGTACTCCATGGTCGGGATGACCTGTTCCATCATGTTCGAGGGATGCTCGAACTGCATGAGCACCGCATGAGGATCGCCCTTGGTGCGGATGAGGCCGCCGGCTTGGCTGTCCATCAGGTCCGACATCTCGCAATTGCGGTAGTCAACGGCAGTCCGACCGTTGTTCGAGAGCCTGAGGTTATTCAGGCCCTGGCGCATCAGCTCCGACTTGATGACCTGGATGTCGGAGAGCAAGTCATACATCGAAAGGCCGGTATGCCGGTGGGGCATGCGGATGGGAGCACCGGAGGCAATCGGGACTTCCTCGATTTCCTCATTCTCGATGATCTTCTCGCCCGCAATGAGCACGCGGCGAAGCTCGGCCACTCCGTCCCCGTCGTAATCGACGCGGATCGAGACGTCCCGAAGCTCAAGCTCCTGCATCGAGAAGTCCGAGGGATCATCGACCGACATCTGGTCCACGACCACATCGCGGGCCAGAGCGTCCATATCAAGCCAGCGCGGTCTGCCGGCAGTGGCCCCGTTGACGATCGTCTCGTCGTAGCCGTCCATGATCAGATCCGATCGCGCCTTGAGCGTCCGGTGGCAGCAGAAAGGAGAGGCGTCAAGGTTCGTCCTCGCCCGAGGGGAAACCAGCATCTCTTCTGGGGGAACACACTCGACGCAGATGCGCTTCGTGTCCTTCGTGCGGCGAATCTTGATGTCGAAGACGGTCGCCGGAACGCTGAGCGCGTCCATGAGGCTCGGCTGAGGCTGGCCCGGCATCTGAGGAGACTGCTGAGGCGGAGCCTGCATCATGCCGGGCTGCATCTGCGGCATGAGAGCCGCTCCGGGCTGCTGAGGCATGCCAGGCGCCATCTGCGCAGCGGACTGCGAGCCCTGGGGCATCTGCGAGGCGGACTGCTGAGGAGCAGCGCCTGCGGGCATGTCCACTTCGTACTCGCGCTGCTCCAATACCTCGATCGTCTCGTCCTTGTTGTCGGCGAGGATCTCGGTGAGCTCAAAATGCGTAAGCTCCGAGTACCGCTCGACGGAGACTTTCTTGCGCTCCTCGAGGTAGACTTTGATGTAGGCGTTGCGCAGGAGTAACGCATCCTTCACGTAATCGTGAAGGACCATGAAGCCTTGGTTCTCGCCAAAAAAGATATGCCGGACCGCTTCCGTTTCGAGGTCCGCCTGGTCTACATCATCCTCGCTCTCGGGCTCGAACACGCAAGGAGTTCTGGCGGCGGCGAAGATCCGCATCAACTGCGGCATGATCCACTCAACCGTATCCCGAAGCTCGGGGATCACGACCTGGCTCGAGTTCTCGACCTCGTTGCCCAGCGGACGGGCGTAGTACATGTTTAATGCATTAAAACGATCGATCTCGAGCGTCGTCATCAACTGCGACGATGAGTAGTACGTTGTCCCTACGGTCGCTCCCGCTGCAACCTCGGAGCCAAGCGATGCCTTCTCGTACTGCGAAATGAGGGCAAGCAGATCCTCATCCGACATCGGACCACGACGAGGAGCGGGGTTGTCAGCCATTGGGTCAGGAGCGGCTGAGCTTCAGCGTCGAGCGGCCGTTGAGCTTCGGCGTCTCAGGACCGAGCCGTGAGCTGTCCATCTGGCGCACCAATTCCTTGAGACTGCGGACTTCGGATTCCAGATGCTCGATGCGCTTCTGCAGATCGATGATCTGATATTCCTGCTTGATGGTCATACGATTCCGCGTTTGGGGTACTTCAGGGGGGGGAGCTTCACGCCGTCTGAGAAAATCGACTCCGCACAACTCGCCATGAGGCCGAAGGCATCGCTCCCGTGCGAGGACCAATCGTGCGAAGGTCCAAGGCCGATATCTCGATGCTCATCCCGCTTCTCGTGATACCAGCCCAGAGCATCGATTCCGCCGCTCGTAGTAGCCTCGTTGAACCACACCGCGGGGAAGTGTCGTCGCGCAGCCTCCACTCTTGCTTTCGCAGCCCCCTTGCCCTGGTTGGGGACTACGGTCACCTCGTAGCCGGCCGAGCGAAGCGCCGACTCGTAACTGACGGCATACACCTTGTCCGACTGCGCGCCGTCGTGAGGTAGCCACAACTGCGTTTTGCCGGGCTTGTAGCCGCGCTCGCGCATCCATTCCAGATGCGTCGCTAACGGCTGTCCTACCGCCTCGTAGTAATCCAAGCAGCGGATCTCGCGGCCGACGAACTGCACCGCCCAAATGGCGAGGGCGTCAGCCTTGGCTCCGGTCCCTCCAATGTCGAAGAAGAGCTGGTAGGTGAGCAGCGGGTCGGGAGCCACCTTGCCGATTCGGCCGGCGAGTCGCGCTTCATTCAAGCAGCGGGCGTAGTAGGCGCCGGAGAGCACGCGGACATAGCCGCCCTCGTAGATGTGATCGTATTGCTCAGGCTGCTGGTCCAGGCAGTCCTGGCGCTCCTGCTCGAGCTCTGCCGTGAAAAATGGGTTGTCGCGCCAATTCGCGCGAATGACGATAGAGCCAGTCGGCAGCACGTCGCCGCGCAGTAATCCCTCAATGGGGTCGCCTTTCTTGCGCGGGTTCCAGGAGAACCAGCGCTCCGCCCCATCGGCCCGTAAGGTTGGCCGGTAGAGGTTCAGGGAATGAAGGGTTGCGGTATGCGCCTCTTCCCACCAGCCGCGTTTGAATCCCTCCAACGATTTGATCGAGTCGGCGTTGTAGTCGTTCATCCCCTTGAAGATGACGACCCCATCGCCCGGAGTTTCGATCCGATCCTTCCAGATCTTGAAGCCATCCGCTTCGGTGACTCCATGGGCATGGAGTTTCGTCTCGAGGAGCAGCTTCGAGGACTGCGCCAGATCCTTCTGGTACTCGCGCATGCACACCGCGCGCATTCCCTCTCCCCCTGAGTTCCCGGGCTCGGCGAGGCAATCCTCGATCAGCAGGCCCGCGAAGAAATGGCTCTTGCCGCTGCCTCGTCCGCCGTAGGCGCCTTTGTACCTCGCCGGCTGAAGAAGGGGCTCGAAGACCTCAGCCGTCTCGATTGCCAGCGTTCGCACGGACAATCCGACGCTCTACGACCGTGATCTCGCCCTGGACGGGGGGGAGATCCTCGGCACCGCCGACGGCGAGCTTGTCGCCGAACTTCTTGGCGTTCATTCGCGCCAACCGCCATTTCATCGTATCGACGCGCAGCCTGGAGCGCTGAATGTGCTCTCCGTTGACGCGATACCCAGGATTCTCCGGATCGTTGGCCACCATCCAGTCGTTGCTGCCGTTGTCGGCCACTTCCTGGATGTCATCGAAGCCCAACTCGGCGCGCGTCTCCTGCGCCATCGCGTACTGAGCCGAAAATTCCGGGTGCTGCGCTCGCCACAGCGAGACGCTCGAAGCGCAAGGCATTGATTCGTCGCGGCAAATTGATCGCAGCGACTCGCCTTCAACCATCCTCTCGCAGATTCGAGCAGCGACTTCCTGGCTGTACGTGGTGGGGCGCCCAACTGGGCGCCTTTCGATGGGTTCGTCTGACATTGCCTCGCCCCTCCGGGGTGGAAGCTGAAAGTGGGATTGCGGCGCTTACCGCGCCACGATTTGCCGAACCTGCCAGCCGCTGCCAGCCGACAGTTCCATGCGCTGAAAGGGTCGGCGGTTAAAGAGCGCCCATTGCGTCCAGCCCTGCGTACCATCCCAAGCGATGCAGTCCCAGCGCCATGAAGGCAGCTTTACGATCCACAAGTCATGATCGTAATCGGAGGCGCGGTGGGTCACTCGCACCCACAGCACGAAGCGGAAGGAGGGATATTCGTCGCCTTCGTCAATCTCCACGCGATACCTTCGCGCCGCCCATGCGAGGAACCGATCCAGCAGGTCGGCGGCGAGCGGAAGCGCCGTGAGTGCGACGACGAGCCGCTCCATCAGTCCATCTCATCCATCGAGCCACGGCCCTTGCCGTCATTGCCCAGGCGCTCGAACTCGGCGTGGTTCCTCGGCTCGCGATGGTTCGACTCGTGATGCTCTCCTCGAGGCACTTTGCCTCGACTCTTGCCCTTCTCCATGCCGGGGAACTTCTTCTCGACCTTCTCGCGCACCTCCGCTTTGACCTTCGGCGTGCCAAACTCGCTGGCACGCTGAAGGGCTGAGCGAGCGTGGTTGCGGTCGGGGATGGGATAGCCGCCTTTGCCGCCTTCACGCTTGGAAGGGACGGCAAATTCGGATTTCGGCATGCTCTTGCGCTCGCCGTAGGTCAATCGGGCCATGGGAATTCTCCAGTGGAATCAGGTTTGATCTTTGCCGTTCCAGCCCGGCACGTGCCGCCATGGCTGTTTGCGCATCGCGCGCTCGCGGATTGCATTGATGCCAGCGTAGAAGTCGGCGATCTGATCGTCCGTCAGTCCGTAGCAGCGCGTATGACTCACGGTGATCTTCGGTCGCTCGAGCTTCCGATGACCGCCGCGCTTTTTCACTGAATGGTGATGGTGACGGTACTCGGCACCGAGGTCGCGAAGGCTTTGCAAACCTCTGCGCTCTTCGCCGATTCGGTTCCGTTACCATCGATGACGGTCACCTCGAAATAGTACGCCGAGCCTGGCGTGAGGCCGGTTGTGACGCTGATCGGAGAGCCGGCCAGGGCTGAGGCGACCTTGGTCTCGGCTCCGGAGCTCGTCGCCATGTAGAGGTTGTAGGCGAGCGGGGTTTTGATCGCCGTCCCGTCTGTGTTCTGCGTCGGGGCAGTGAAGGTCAGGGTGGCTGTCGGAGCAACGCCAGATTTGCCCTGTACGCAGGTCTGAGCGAAGGCCGGCAGAGCGAATAGCGACAGCGCCGCGAGTACGGCAATCATCGGGAATCGGCGCATGGGGGAAACCTTCAGGTTGAGAAAGCGAATCGGGGCCGGCGAACATGGCCGCTGGTCGATTGTCCGGCCTCGGAGGGCCAGAGCTCGCTGACCTTGTGACGCAAAGCGGCTTTTTGGATTGCAGCCGCCGCAACGGCACGGGCATACGCCCTGCTTTTGCGGTAGGGAATGTTCGAGGTATCGCGCATTTTCCGGGAGCGGAAAAGCAAAAACCCGCACGGGGCGGGTTTCGGGGTGGAGTTTGGGCACGGAAGCCCATCGCACTCCCGACACCCTACCAGTGAGGCGCTTTTGCGTCAAGCCTCCAAAAGCTCCGCGTCGTGCAGCAACTCAGTCGCGCGCGCTAGTGCTTGCGGCTCGATTCCCTCAGCATCCCCACTATCGCCGCTTTCCCTGACCCCGAGCCACGCCTTCATGTCCTTGCCCTGCCTCGCGATAGTGCCGTCATCGATCGGCGCGTCCCCCACGCTGAATGATTGGGCGATGGCGCG